ATAAAACCGTTAAGTAGAGATCATAGATCTGGGAGGACCCGCCGGGAAGCCCCCTTGTCTCGCGACAAGGCCCGCGGCCTACGTGACACTCTGTGTCACCTCAACAACATAAACATGTATATATATATAGATGAAGTATATTTTTATGGTAGTAAATAGATGTTGTCCAGTATTGCATTATGTGGGATGACCAGTCACACCCTTTCGGGCCACTATCACCGATTGGACAAATCGGCAGTCACACATAACACTACACATCTGATACTGTTTTAAGAAGTTAATTTATAAATGCAAATAAATAAACATAAAGATAACCAATGGAGTTAATAAACTGCGATGGTTGCATCTGGACTGAGAGACTTGATAAGTTCAACTCCCATGCACATATTCCATGTAACTGTCGCTGACACTGCATAGGTCAACGCCAAAGTATTGTTCAAAGCATTGTCCACCGTGGTGTAGAATTGGAACGTTGTTGCTGTCAACATTAATATATAAACGGTGACACCGTCATCAACGATTAATGACGTTCCGGTCAATCCGCTTGCATTGCGGAATAGATTCGCGGTAGTAACATTTGTCCACGCGGCATTAGTGCCGGTAACTACACTATTGGTAGGGAACAAGAAAGCTTGGTAAACATCACCAGCCTTAGCACCGACAGGTAGGGCCGACGCAGTACCATCAATATTGGTACCTTGTACGGTGCCTACAACTGTTGTTGTACCGGCTGTGGCTACAATAGATGTGCCACCTAGGGTGAGGTAACTCATTTGACACCTAGTGATAGGTAGCAATCCTGCCTTTGGATTAACACTTATCTCCCGGAAGGAGATGTCGTAGTCAATAAGTACATAACCAGGACTATTTGCAGAATTCGTCTTGGAGTACAGATACACAACACCCGAGCTTTCTTCATCAGCGTCACTGCACGACAATGGGCACGTGGATTTCCAATCCTTGGTCGGCATAACCTCCAAGGTATGGTTTGTCCACTGTGGCCCAATAACCGTATGTGGATCACTGAGAATGTAAGGTAGGAAACTGGTGTTGGTAAAATCGGCTAATGGTGCCGTATGCGTTTTGGAATAATAGAAGAGTATATCACCTGCTTGTGATGTTGGCGAACTAGTTATATAATGCACACGAGCACTATTAAATCTGAATTCACCATACATACGAGCATAATTGAGGAGCGTGCTCACACCAAACATAGATGGCGAGAGTGGCATTCCACCAATTAGCTGCCAACTGGTGGCAGCCGCGACGGTTGACCCGCATGCAAATGCGAAGTCACGACCGCACACTCGCATACCACCGGCTTCAGGCCGACAGATAGGCATACTACCACGGATACTGTTGCCAATAGCAACAGGGGCAGTAGATATGGTTGACACCGGACCAAACGGTCCTGGTGGGCCAGCCATTCTGGGTAAACGTTGCTTAGGTTGTTGTTTCTTCTGCGCCTTACGCTGCGATACCATAATGAAAGCTTATTAATAAAAGATAGAAAAATAATTTTGAAGATATAATATGGTTAGTATTATCACGACATCACCCCTCAATGTATACACGCTTGCGGCGACGACGTTGTATTTTATAGAGACTACGGCGGTGCTTCTGCCATGCAGACATAAAGGCCGGATCTCCAAAGTACAACATCTTGTCATTCACTGCTCGTGCGTGCGTAGGATCATTACTTGCCACCGAGTAAGGATCATACACTGGTTGAGACGTCGTAGAAGTTCCAGTGGGTGGCACCGGAATATCAATTGGTTTAGTTGGTTTCTTGGCAGATCCTCGAAGGGACATGTTAGCCTGTGGGTCTTTGGCATACAATGATAAAACATCAGATTTTGCTTTATCATAGGCCCCGCCTGGTAGCATTTGTGAAGCTTTGTGTATATTCTGTATTCCAGTATATATAAGCCCACCTACTGCACCTAAGGGACCTAATAAATTGGTACCAACAGCCACATTATGTGCTAAGCGTGATCCAGCATCCACGGCGACATTCCCATGCCGTACTGCATTTCGTGCCACTACTGTAGCTGGATCATCACTGTCCTTGAGGTTATTATAATAGATATCATCTGCAGCCTTCCGATGCAAATCATCTTTATAATAATAGTAAGCGGTATCGTGTAATCGTGATTGTTGAGCTAATGGCGTCTCAGCAGGTGCATCCCCAAAGGGTACACTCTCCTGGTACTCACCATTACTGTAATATGGTCCGGTATAATTATCTGAATACATGATAATTATCACGACCTAGAGTGAAATATGTTCGTACTCACTATGGTCACCATATTCATGGGTTCCATAGGAAATCTGTCGTTCTCCGAACATTTTCTCTAGGTCTACTTGCATATCTGGTTCTAATCCCCACGCAATATACACATCCTCACGAGCTTCCTCAGTTACCTGAGTTGACTCTCCTTCGAGGTCATGCATTAGCATATGGATACCAGTCTGAAATTGGACACTTTCTCGTACTTTACTAGTGCTACCTTGTTTGTGATACATAGAATAATAACTTTGCATAATGGGTACACCACGACACAAAGCCAATCCACACTCACCGACAGCACCCATCCACTTGCGCATCGCTTTTTCACTATCAAGCGGCACTATGCTCATAGCATCTTTGGCTAAGGCAGTTGGGATGTTACGAACCATTACTGGACCATTTGCAGTGCGTATGCAATGCATCTGGCA